GTACGACTTCTTATTCTTTATAACTTTCATTGCGCCTAACATCTTACCAGTTACATTTAAGTCAACATTGTTACCATGTTTTTCTGCGTATTTTGTAGTATATTTCTTAAATGGTCTATTTACTCCTTTACCCTTTGCAGTACGTTTCAATATAAGTGGGTCCACAGATTTTGCAAATACCTCAGTTCCTTTAGCCATTCCTTTCTGAATATTAGATTTAAATTTCTTCATCTGATTACGAAACTTGTTTTTATTTAATCCCGACATTATCTAGATAACCTGTAATTGCTTGTCGGTATCTTTTCTGATATCTGAACAATGTCATCACTGTTCGCATCATACTTAACACCATCAAATAATATTGTATTAAATTCTTCTTCATATTTGTGACTGTAATGTTTCATCATCACTTGGAAGCGATCTTCTGACCCTTCTGAATTCCACTTTGTCAATTGTGGTAGAGCATAATCTGACAACACTAGGTACGAAGCACATTTAGTAAATTGAGTTTCGTCTAACAGTGTTTCGTCCATTTCAGATGATCCTGTTTTATTCCACCAGTCTTTTCTTAATCTACGTAAGATGTCCGTTCGAGCAAGGCTGTGATAATCAGTAAATTCATCAATACCATAATTAAGAATCTCTGGTAAATATTCTAATAAATTTGCGTCTGTTGACATCGCCATATCTTATTCTCCTAGTGTGATATGAGGGGTATTACCCCCTCATATATTATAATGTTATCTAAAGATTACGATGCATCTTTAATTAGAACACCACGTGTTGTATCGATTGTTGAACAACCAAACGCGGCACTTGCTACCACGTCAAATCCAACCGCTGCTGCCCTACGTTCCACCTCTAGTGAAATTCCACCAGAGATAGCGCCTCTCATAGCATCGCCAGAGAATACAGCCATCTTAGGATTTAATGTGCCTGCTACATGGTCGTTGTTCAAATATGAACTAACAAAACACGAAACACCTGCAATTTTCCCAAAAAACCCATTTCTCATTGCTGATGTTTGGAAGTCACCGCCAGCAAATGCTGAACCGCCAACTGCACCCATAAGTGCCGCGTAAGCGTCTGTTGAGATTATACCAAATAACTCACCAGTTTCACCTGCGCCTCTGATTGTTGCTACTGCCGCGAAAACTTGATCAAGGTCTAATGTATCACCTGATCCAATTTCTTGTAGTGCTAAGTCTGCCATAGCACCTGTAACAGTTGTATCTATAGATTTTGCTACTGCATTACCTAATATACGACCAATCTCTTGTGGAGAAATCCCACCAAGATCGCGTACGACACTTCTCGCCGCATGAAGATCTAAAGTGATGTGGTTTTGTGCATCAGTCATAGATTCCGCGTCTAGGTCTACACCTGTACCCGCTTCTGCTGTTAGAACTGTTGCTGTTACTGTACCCATTACTGGAACTTGTGCTGTTAATGATCCTGCTGGTACATTTACCATAGGAACGATTCCACCACTAAGATATAGTGATGACTCTTGCGCGGCATATACTGTCGCGGCTTTTGTGTTTACCATCAGTTCGTCTAGATTTAGACCTGATAAGTATGCTGAATTTGCCATTTTACTGACTCCTTATATTAAATTAAACTAATTTACCAGAAGACATCAATTCTTTATAGATTTTTCTGTCTGCTGGATTATTCATATCTAAGTCAGCAACATTATTGTTACCAATGCTTAAATCTGAACCCTGTGAACCTGAACTTACGACTCCTCTAGCACCGCTTCTAACGAAGTGGGTATTAGCATCTAAAAATTCGTTCACTAAACTTTCCAAAGTCTTTGGCTCTGATGTATCAGGATCATATACAACTTGCTTATCAGCACTGTACACTACAGGTCTACCAGTTTCATCTAGTCCAACCTGATTTCTTAATAATTGTGAAACTTGTTCCGGATTGACTGCGTTACGATTCCCAGCGGCTGCTAGGAGTGTACCATCTACTTTCATAGTTGTCAATTCTGTTCTAAGTATGTTTAATTCTTCTTCGTACTTGGCTTTTTGAGTTCCAAGAACTTGGTCAAATTCTTCACGTTTTTTCATCGCCTCTAACTCACGCTCATCTTCCGCTGACTTTAGTGTCTTATATTCGTTCATATCAATATCTGAGAATCTTTTTTTATATTTCTCTAGTCTTGCTTGAACAATTTTGTCCACATCTGTTTGTGAAAAGTTGCGTTCTTCCTGGATTGTCGGTAAATCATTTAACTCAGTACCAGTAACTGTATCATTTTCTTTTTCACTCGATGATTCGAGTCCCGCTGTTACGCCCTGTTCGGTCATGGCTATACTCCTTGATTGTTATATGTATTTATAAGTTTCGTAACTTACTCAATATCGTCAGTTTTTACTTCGGTGGCATCTATTTCTGAATCAATATCGTCTATCGAGTCACCACTAACAATTGTTATTTTGGCTATTTGCTTATAAAGTTCTTTTCGAAATGTCTCACTTGGGACATTTAGAGATAACGCTTGTGCATATAACGACAAGTCAGCATGTTGGTCTCTTAAATCAAATGACTTATGATACACCACGTTAAATTCTTTTGGTTCAACTAATCCAGAATATCTCCAGAATAGTCTCCATACATTTTGTTCTGCTTGTTCTAATTTTGAACTCTTATCCGCTAGTCTTGTATTCAACATTTCAAATTCAGTTGCTAATGCAATACCACTCTTTACAGATAATCCCTTGGCTGCCATTATGGCACCAAGATGAGTCATCCTAAGCATTGCTTCAATATGAGCGTTAATCATTGTCATAATAGAACTAATATTTGTTCCACTAGGCTCTATCAGATACGGCTTCAATGCTGGGTCAGTTTGGTCATTCATATTAATCACCGCTCCTGCTCCTGCCATTGCTGAAGTGTCGCTTGTTTTAACTAATGTTGGATGATTAGATATACGTACACCTTGTTCTGCTTCTGATAATAAGTTAAACACCGCTTGTTGAATCTTGGCTACATCAGCAATATCACTTTGTCCGATACCTTTAACTGGTCCACGATTTGCTTTCAATATAACGAATGGAATCTCACCAATATCGTTATTCTGTGTTTCTATTAATTCTGTTGTTTCTTTTTCTTTGTTAACCTCGTATGTAACTATTTCTTCTTCAGTCCATACAATATATCGTGAAATATCAGTCGTAACTTCTTCTACTGTTTTAAGATAAGATAACCTTTCACGCCCATTAGTTTCTTTACGAAACTTCCAATCAGTTACTGATTCTGGAGTAAACAGTTTTGCATATGGTCTAATGTCATTAGCAATCTCTTGTTCTACAGTTTTAACTCCTTCCTGCCATCCTTTAGTTACCAATATCCATACGTGTCCGTATATCATAGCGGCATCATTAGCGGATCGCATGAATTCGTTTAAATTTTGTTCCTCAAAATCCACGTCGGTTAGAAATCTCTGTACTATGATATTATCCTTTAAGTCACCAAATGTTCTTACAGGTGTGTTTCTAAATAAGAAACTTCGGTAAGTGTCAATTACTAACTTAACTAAATTATCAAGAGCAGTATATTCAAGTCGTTGTCCGTATTGGTTACCTGGTGCCTCTTCTTCAAATAAATACTTTCTTAATAATCCTAAATGAGACAGTCTATAGTCTTCGCCCCCTTTGAAGGAAGTATTATAATAATTCCATCTACTGATATACTTTTCATAATATGGATGCTTATCTTCTAATTCCATTCTATTACTCCTAATTTAAAATACGCCCCAAGAACGTGTGTAATCTGGTTCAACTTCTTTTGATACTGGGAACATATAGTCAACCCCATATCCTAACGCATCTGGAAAGTGTGAGTAATCATTTTTACCACCTTTGTCCGGAATAAGCGTATTCTCTTTGTAACTAAATCTTGTTAATGATTTAATCAACTCTCTACATTTTGGGTCAATAAATAATCTGCTTTCACCCTTTGTATTTAACAATAATGAGTTCGTAGCGTTAACCCTATCACGCACGAATGGGGCTCTTGGTTTGTACTTAACAATCCATCCTGCGTTTTGTAATATTGAGATATCTGTTCTTCCGCCAGCACTGGACCGACGTTGAACGCCAGCAGGATCCGGCCAACAAGTTATATGTTGATTTGGATAACGATTTCTCACTTCTTGTATCATTTCGTCAGTATTACTCGAATATAAACAGATCTCGTCTATTACCCATAGTCCTGTTGCTGTGGGTACTGCTATCAGTGTGGCCATAGGACTTACGCCAAAGTCTGTCAGCACATAGATTGACTTTAATTCTTGTTTATTCTCTTTATATTTCTTTACATTATTCTTTGGTTTAAAGGCATAGTACACTAAATTTGTAGATGTTTCGAAGGATGCCAAATATTCTTGAGCGAATGTTTTTGGGTCAAGCCCTCTCTTAGCCGCGTCTACTTCTTCTTCTGAAACATTCTGTCCTTCCAGAGTTGTGAACTGCCACGCCCCCCAACTATCGTCAGTAGTCGCCATTTGGAATAACTCGTAGAAAAAATTGCCTACACCTTTTGGCGTACCCGTGAACAATGCTGAACCTTTTTTATCAGACAATGTTGGTCTTAACACTTCAGTCCATACTTCGGGTTTCAGATCTGCCGTCTCATCACATACCAGGAAATCTAGTCCAATTCCTCGGAGTGAGTCGGGGTTGTCTGCGCCCCGAAGCATTATAAGACTATTATTCGTCAATATAATCTCCAATCTTGATTCGTTTATTTTCTTTATCCAATTTAAGTCTCTCAATTTATTCTTTAATGGTGTCCACACAATGTTTCTACACATTTGATATGTGGGCGCAACATACATAACCTTCTTGTTAGGATGTCTTGCAACTTTACACAATTCGCGTATTCCCAAGGTCGACTTTCCCCAGCGGCGCCCCCCACATACCACTCTAAATCTTTTGTCACTATTCGCAACTACCGCTTGTGATTTAGATAACGGCATATTAGAACTCTAAATCATCATTCCATGGTAATATGTTTCTATCTTCGTCACGCACTGGCTGGTCACTTTGACCCAACATCTGCTTCCCTAGCCATATCTGCATAACTGTTCCACCTTCTAGTGCATTCTTTAGTTGTGCCTTTCTTAAACTTTGCTTTGTCGCACCTCGCCCTTTTGTCAGATTATCGCTAAAGTTGTACTTTAGTGTGTTCGCATCGATCCCAAACCATTCTGCTATCTCTTTATCAGTGCACCATAGTTTCGCTAATTTCTCTACTTCAGCGGGTACTACTACTTTCTTATCACGTCCTACTACTATTCCTTCTTTTGTTACTGTGCCTTTCTTATCTTTTTTACTTCCCCTCATTGTCTTTCTCCCTTTTATGCCCTCTGGTACGAGGTTATAGTTAAATAAAGTAGTTTGCTCCAGCACTCATAACAAT